TTCAGGACGATAAGCATAGAGAACCGGTAGTTTTGGGAATCCATGAGCAAAAGGAGTTCTTTCTTCATATCCTTTAGACAAATCCCATTGATAAACCATTTTGTCCGTGATAGTCATAAAGCAGATGACCTCCGAATCATCCATGAGCTTCTTTTTATACTCACGTGAGAAAGCAATCATTTTACCTTCGTCGTTAAAGAACGGGTATAGCTTATCACCTCTGAATGGAGACCATAACACGCTTTTCAGTTTCTTGGTGGGCTTGACCTTGCCACCGAACGTAGTCTTAACTTTCTTCCAAAACTTTGCCCAAAACGAATCATCATCGGTAACATACCAATATTCTGCCGCTTCTTGTTCGGAGAGCCAGGCACGGACAATCTTCTTGTTTTGGTATTTGATTTTGTTGGATTTAAATACAGCCTTTACCGCATCCAGCAGCTTCTTTTCATCATCATCAGTTGGAGTGCAATCCATAGACGGTTCTGTGCCGACTGTAAAAGCAGTTTGGATGTTCACGATATCCTGTTCCAATGGAATGGAGATACGGTTCACCGGTTCAGTCTTATACTTTGCTTCGATTTCATAAGTCTTACCCGTTTTTTCATCGAAGTGCTTCTCTGCTTCTTTTTCAAGAACCTTTCTGTCCGGATACTTCTTTTTGTCAACCATGATTTCATGTCGTTCCGGATTCCAATCATCCCAAAGTTTGCAACGGTCGGGAAGTTCAGTCTTCCTACCTTTCTTCAGGTAGTTTATCTTCTGCCCGATGTCAGGCAATGCTAATATTTCTTCTAAATTCAATGGCATAGTTTATATTTTTAATGTGTGAATATTCCTGTTAAATCTTTCGGCTTCTGAATCTTACCAAGAAGCTCACCCAATACATAGTAACGTACAGCATCTATTCCGTGATTGTCATGGTCTTCCGGTTCGTTGATATAGTTCCCGTCCTTATCCTTTGCCCAAACATACTTTCTGAACTCGCTTTGCAAGTTGTACGAGCGTTTGGTTATATAAATCTCCATATCTTTCATTTTGTCAATTCCGGCATTGATAGAGCCTGCACCTTTCTCTACGGCATATATCTTGATTCCTCCGTTGTGTATCTCTTGAATCAAACGTGGGTCTGCGCTGTCAGCAATGACTTTCAATCCCCACGGGCGAAGAGTCTTGATGATGTCAGAAGAAAGCAATCCAGTACGGTAATCCACTTCATCCAAGTAAAGGGCGTTATCAACGATACCACAACGAATGGAAGCAGACGGGTCATGCGTATAACCGAAGTCTTGCCCGAAAGCAATTTTCTTTGCCCAAGCCGGGAACTCGTCAACAATTCCCCACTTCTTGAACACAGCACCTTCTGCAACGTCAGCCCACCGGCCGATAACCACATGAGCATACTTTTCAGGATTACTCACCTTCATATCTTCCACCTCTTTCAGGAACTCAGGAGAAAGGTTATCCAAGTTATCAAAATACGTAGTATGGATATGGAGCACATTCGGATGAGTGGAAACCTGAACCTGCACACCGTCAATCTCTACCAGCTTGTGAGTTTTCTCAATGTATTTCTTGTAGATGAAGTGATTGGAATCGCATGGGTTCATTATAATGATAATCCGGTTCTGAATACCCTTCTTGCGAATGGAGAGCATTATCTTGTCGAACTCATCTTCGCTTGTCCACTCTTCCGCTTCATCACAGACAAAGGTTGTAATGCCTTGGATAGATTTCAGTTTGGCTGTCTGGTTCCCGGAAGAAGTCTTGATACCCCGAAACATGATACGACTGCCGGTCATGCGGTTTACTATATCTGTCTTGGTAGTCTTAAAATATTTAGTTGTTCCGTCCAAATCTATCTTTTCCATCATCTCTGGAATAATAGACATACCAGCCGACACCATTGTGTAACGGGTATAAAGAATCTGATGGACTATTTTCTCTGTAGGAGTCATTTCAAATGTCAGCCGCTCAATGAAAGTAGAAGCATTGAAAGACTTTCCTGAGCCACGACCTCCAGTGATGAGAATGATAAATTTCTCGTCATCGGTGTATAACGGATGATATATCTCTTGGGGAACAATCATTTCAACTTGTCTTTAATCCACGAATCAATATTGATTCCGTGTTCAATATCTTTAGGTATATCGGCATCTTCATCTTGTCGGCGTTCAACCTTTCTCCATTCTTCATCATGATGGTATAACCAAACGGACATTGCCTGAAGGTTTGGAGCCAGTTCACTTTCACTTACCTGAAGTTCTTCTTCACCAGTCAAGTTGCCTTCTTGGTCTTTCAGTTTTCTTACCACGGTGCTTTTGGTTTTTATGCCACCGAGAGCCATTGCAAGGAATTTAGCCCTTACAGTGGCATTGATTGTCGCGCGCCCACGCGCTAAGACTTCGGATATTTCGGTGTACTCACTTTTCTTTTCGCAGAATGTTTGAGGCAAAATCCCTATGGCATAAGCAATTTCCTTGTCAGTGAATCCCTTTTTGGCATACGATTCCACGAGAGAAAGAAATTCCTCGCTTGTATAATCAAACTTAGGCTTTCTTCCTCCTTTACCTTTTCTATTTTGAGATTCACTATTGCTCATATTACTTCTTTAATTTTCCACATTTCTCACATTGTTCATACCTGAACTCAGAGAACATCACACTACCTTTCCAAACATAATGATGAACACAAAACAGGTTTTGCTTTAGAACATTCCTTATCCAAAGTATAAAATCGCCAATCATAATTTTAACCGTTATTGTTACCCATATATACACGGCGAGAAATTGGCTTGTTTCCATAGACATCAACCCCTCTTTTTGAGAAATAGCTATCTATTTTCTCAGCATATCTTCCCATTATGGATTTCGTTCTATCCCTTATGTTTCTTTGTCTTGCAGAACCTAACCCGTATTGTCTTCCAGCGTTGTACATTATTCGTCTGGACTGCTGATATAACTGGCTATATGTTTTCTTTCTAACTCAGCTTTCCTCCCAATAATTAATCTATTCTTTCTACTTGTTCATCAAAAACTTCTCCCTTTATAAACTTCATATCTGGTTCATACCCGAACCTTTCGCAGAAAGCGGCTTTAGCTTCATAGGTATCGAAGGACAACATCACATAGGCATCCATGTTCTCAGCTTGCTTCTGTGCGTTTTCTTTCACCTGATGCTTGACCTCTTTCATGTGGGCTACCTTTTCAGCACGTTCCAACTGCTTGGTGGCTTTATCGGCTTCTTTCTGTTCTGTTACAGGCGACATCATGCTTTCCAGTTCGTCAGCAATGGAGCTTTCTTCTTCGGTCTGCAAAAGGAAATCAACCCCAATCATATTCAAGTCGGCATCCGTCAATCCTGCATCTTTCCAGTCAATATCAGGAACAATACGGGCAAGAGCGTCAAAATCCCAAGAACCTTGTGCATTAGGGTTGTTCATTAGAATATTCAACTCCTTTTCCTGCTGTTCGTCCACGTCAATGACATCGACACGAATGCGATAGTCGTTATCGGGAAACTTTTGCAATTCGTCCATGACAGACAAACGCTGGTGCCCGCTAACTACGGTAAGCCCGGTACGCTTATTCACAACTATTCCACCTACCAATCCGAATTTCTTGATACCACGCTTTAATGCTTTGCGTGATTCATCGGAAAGTTTTCTCGGATTGTAGTCTGCAAAACGAATGGCAGAACGGTTAAGTTCCACCGATTCGCTCTTTATGTATTTTGACAATTCCATATCATCCATTAGTTAAACCCATATAAATTCTTCGAGATACTTTTCTTGCGCCATCTTGTTGTTTCCCCTCGTTATACCCAAAGGTTCGTTCAATGTATCGAATATACTTTCTTGCAATAGAGTTTACTCTGTTCAGCCTATTACCCGTTAAAGTACGAGATAGTCTGTATCTTTGCTCTGCAATATCATCAATTGATTTTCTTCTGACTCGGCTTTCCTTCTATTATTTTTGTTGATTATGATACTCCCAAAGTACTCTTTCAGCCATCGGGAAAGTTTTGTAAATTCTCTGTAAGTCCTGTGGATAGTTCTTCTCCATCCAAAGCATACAATCAAGATTAAAGCCTACTCCCGAACTGGCTTTCAATGAATACCGAACTGGTTCGGGTAAATTATGCTGCCTCATATAAGCAAGAATATCCTTTTGTGTCCAATCAGCTAAAGGATAAACCATACCGTTATTCTCGTAGTCGTTTACCTCATACCCTTTCAACATAAGTCTACGATTCATACCGTCAGCTTTTTTCATACCCAAGAATGTATAATAAACTCCATGAGTAAGTTGCATAGCCTTTACCACATCTGCCAACTTCAACAGCTTTACTTTCGGGTTTGGCACACAATACATACCGCCACGGAGAATATAAGTGAGATTCCAATGTGGTACTTGAACAAACTCTATTTTCGGATATTTGGCTTTAGTCCAGTTTATCCAACGGTTAATATGTTCCAAATTCTTAACGAAATACATGAACACGCAAACAATCCGGTCAAACTTCGGATAGACTAAATCAAGCAGAACAAGCGAATCTTTACCAAGTGATAAAAACAGTAAAGCCTCATTCGATTTTACCCGAATGAGGTCTATATATTGACTCGCTTGTTCTACTTTGTTCATAGCTAGCCACCACTTAAACCAAATGAAGTACGAAGATCACTGTAACGCTGTCTGCGTGATCCTAACTGTGTGGCACTTGCTGTACCTCTACGATTGGCAACCAATCTACCACCTGCCCCTGCACCATTCATATTTCTGCGAGGCCCGGCTACTCTGTTAATTCTTCTTGCGACTCTGCTTTCTAATTTTAAAAGTTAAACAAATCAATCTATATATTTCTCTAATATCTTGCCCAAAGTATAATCCATTTGTGCGGCAAGATATTCTTCGCCTTGATGTTCGTAAACAATATCATTACCGTTTTCATCTGTGAGAATTACTGCTTCTGCGTTCTTTACCTCTACAATGATATAAGGACGCTTGCCCGTATATGCACCTGTCAGAAGCTTGATTGCATCGTACTTGATAGGCTTCAATTCTACCTCACCTTCTTCAGGCAGTTCTGCATCAGCCGGATATTCTTTACCGCCACATAGGTAAGTGATATACTTCTTAGCGTTAGTTGGTCTGATTTCACGGTATTCGTGGGTTTTCTTGCCTGCCAAGATTTCATCGAAATACTTCTGTTTGATGCTTAATGTAAGAATGTTCATAATCGTGTCAAATTTAAATTAATACTCAATAGTTGCGGGGGGCTGAATCGAACAACCGACCTTCACCAAGTCAAAGTGAAAAGCTACCACTGCTACACCCCGCGATAGTACCCCAAAGGTACTACCAC